CGCATAACAGAAACCGGGGTATTGACCCGGACAAATTAAGGAGCTGAGAGAATGACAAATAATGCAATTAGCACCCAGGGCGTTCAGCTGCTGCGCGGTGACAGCAAAACAACCCTGAAAGAGCTTGCATGGATAAGCGAGTATCCGGATTTAAGCTCTGCACCCGATACCATTGACGTTACCACCCTGATGCACACCCGGGAGGCAACGATCCCGGCTTTGCCCAAAAGTGATACCATGAGCTTTCCCTGCTTTATGGATTCTGATGCGACCAATTATAAGGCAGTGCAGCAGACCGCAAACACCCCGGCATATTATGCAGTGCGAAGCCGCAGCGGCTGGGGCTGGATTTGGCACGGCCAGCATACTGTTTCGGTG